CCAGAGTGATTGTTTACCTCAACTACCTCAATATCAAATTTATCTTTAAAGATTTGAATTTGCTTTAAAAGGTATTGTGGCATCCCACCAGTTGAGAGATGGGATGCTATATATAACAATTTTTGTTTTGACATAACTTATTTATATGTTCATATCTTACAAAGATACAAAATTAATTTGGTATTTCCAAATTATTTATTAATAAACTACCGTCCCAGCTTCTAAATCAATTTGTCCATTTGGATATTTAATATCCAATTCAGCAAGTTCGGTATTCATATCAGCAATAGATTTATCGATTCTATTACCAAATTCTTTTTCTTGAGATTCAATATCTGCAATTTGAGATTGTAATTGTCTTTTACGAACAGCCGATTGTCCCAATGCAATAATCATATTGTTTTGTTCTTCTTGAATTGATTTTAATTTATCAATTACCGATTGTTCTAATTGTTCAGTTTTTTGTTCCATAATTATTGTGTTTGTATATTCATATATAAGTATATACTTTTTTATTTAAACGAAATTATTCAGGTTGTATTGGGTAAATATATGGAGTTGTATTTGTAATATCTCGTAATGCTTGTCTATAAGTTGCCCACTCCAATTTCTTTTCAGCTGATAGTGGTGAATCATTAAATTGAGTCCAATCGGATTCAGATAATAGATTATTTCGTTTCAGTCTAACCGTAAATAAATCCCGTTCAGCTTGTTCATCATTAGTAAGTGGGTTTTTAGTATGTACACTATTTACATATTTACATCGAGTACTAATTGCCTCTTGCCACTCATCATAGGTGAGTTCAATTCGATTTTCCGTAGGAATATACTTAATATCCCAAACATCAGTTGGGTAAAATCCAGTGTAATTCCCATCAGAATCGTATGTTGCAAAAATTTGTCTTTCAGTCATAATTTAATTTTAATTAATATAATATATTATCCCGTTGGAAGATTACCAATAGCTATCCAATACCCATCAACACTATCTAATACTAAACTAACACCAGATGTGGTAAGGTTATATATATGATTATATCCATTTGAACCATTTGAACTTCTATAAGATGCACAAGTTACAACCGGTGGTGAACCAAATGTTACAGGGAATGTTACGTTAGCAGAACTATTTATTCTTCCCCATTGTATAATACTACCATCTGATAATTTTTGGTAATTATTTGTAGACATTGAACTAGCAACCGTATTTGTTTGGTGTTGGTTTCCTAATCCAATAAGGTTATCGGTATAAGTATATGCAAACCTATTTGATGAGTTACCAATATTGTACAATGAATCAGATTCAGGTATAATATCACCCTTTGAATTAATAGCTGTTGAGGTATCAACCCCAAGACCAACTGTTTTTTCAAAATATGATATACCACCGGCTGCTTTAAGTACTTCTTGATTAGCTGAACCTGCTGGTTTTCTTGGTATTCTAACATAGGTATCAGGTGTTGATACTACTTGAATACCACCGGCTTTAATCTCAACGAAATTGGATGGAACAGATACATTTAATATAGTATCGTATGTTGGTGTATTTGCTAAAGTTGGCCCAACAGTATGTGATTGGTATGTAAATGAATATGAATTAATACTGGAACCAATATTTGCTCTTTGACCCGAATACCCATAAAATCTAATTGAATATCTAAATCTAATATTACCAGTAGATGTTAGATTCATTGAGCGCGTTACACCAGTTTGGGCAGAAACATTATTTTGATAACCACTTATAGTGTTGGTTGAAATATATGTCCAAGTACCATCATTATGTGATATAATATCATCTGAAACATAGTTATGAACTCCAGGTACAGAAAATGTATATACCCATTCATCGGTTTTAATAATTTCAACACTATCAACTAATACCAATTTAATACCATTACCATCTTTGATGTTAATCATACTTTTACCAGCAACTAATTCAACAGTCTTTATTTGTTTATTATCGTTTAACCAAAATCCATGCGAATCAGATACTCTAATAGTTTTACCACCGGCTGATACTTTGTAAACTTTATCAACTTTTCTCTTTTTAATTTTAGCTATTTCAAATTCACTAAATTTGTTTACTTCAGTATTATCTAATTTATCATTCCAACTCCATGCTATTATTTTTTCACCTTCAACAACATCTTTAGCAAGAATAGTTTCACCAGATGATAATATAATTTTAGTATCACCAGTTACGGATACAAAACTTTCAAGTTTTACGTTGTGGGTTAATATACCATTAACATAATAAGTATGCTTACCAGATACTCTAATGTTATAAACATCATCGGTTTTCTCATTTATAGTTATTGATGTTATCTCAACTTCTTCATTTTCTGAATTTAGGAATATATCTCCAACATTTATTTTATCAGTTGTTTTAATACACCAAACACCATTTTGTTTAATAATATGTTTGTGTGAGTGTGTACATTCAATTAATCCATTATTTATATTGTAAATTTCATTATCAGCATATGATTTGATATCCAACACCTCTTCAATTGTTTTTTCGGAATCGGATATATGGGTTGCAGTCCAATCATTTTCTTCGGAATATTTTGGTGTTAATGAATCAATATCTAATGATTTAATAAAATCACCAATTTGAATATCTTTAATTTGTTTGAATGAACCATCACCCATTTCAATTAGTGATGTTCCAACTAAACACGTTCCACCTCCCCCTTCTTCTATATATTCTCCGGTATAATAATTACCAGCATTATATGAACTAACAGCTGCGGCTGTTCCAAGTAAAGTTCTACCCACAACAACACCAGTAGAAATATTAACTGCTTCTAAATTTAATTCTGCGTATGCAACAGATGGTGATGAATACCCACCATGGAATTGCCCATTGAATGTAGGTAAATACGATGGGTATGATGTGGTATGACTAACTCCTGCTGGAATTGATACAGATACGGCTGGTATATTTAGTGCAACTTCAAGTGCTCCTGCTGCTGTAACATTATATGAACCCGTTGATGGTAATGATACCATATAACTCGAATAAACAAAATTGGCATTAGATGTATTTGTTGTTACCGATTGTGGTGTTGGATATACAACCCCCGAACCCGTAAACTGAAAGTATTTAACATCACCTGTGGTTGTTGTTAATTCATTTGAAGGTGATATAATTACCTTTTTTTCACTACCAGTATAAAATTGTAATTCAGGTAAAGATGGGTCAAATATTATTTCACTATTATCATCACGTAAATTACCACTATCAGCATCAATAATCCAATCTCCGATTCTACCATCAGTTGCGTTAATACTACCAGATAAACCTGCATTATTAGCGTTTACATTTCCATTAGCATCAACAGTAAAATTATATCTAATTGGATTTGAACCAGAAATTATTCCTATGTTAATAGCTCCTCCATTTATTTCAGAACCATTAATTGTTGAACCTTGAACGTTTCCTGAGAAATTAACACCATCACCCGTATAGTTCAAATATGCACCATCTTTACTTCGTAATGAGAATAACGGGTCATCTGACCCAGATGGAAATCCTAAAAATACACCAACCTCATCAAAACTTTGACTTAATTGCCCCATTGAAAGGTATGGTTTATCGGATTGATTTAATGTTGAACCTGATGTTGATAATCGCAATCCCTCACCAGAAATTATTCTAAATTCACGACTACCCGCTGATAATGAACCTTGTGTATATGTGTAATCACCATTGGTATTGGGATAATAATAAGAGGCACTTGCGGCGGAATTAAATTTAATTGTTTGACCATATGGATTTGATGCTGATAGAAATAATCGAGTTTCATCTTCAGAAATTCCATAAATTTTCATTGCAGGGAAATTCAAAACATTACCAATACCCAATACAGCTACATCAAATGCTTTTATAATATGAGATTTTAAATCACTTGGTACTTCTGGATATGCACTTTCAGGTTGGTCATAAAGTAATTCTTGTATAAAATCATAATATGATAATGGAAAATCACCAGTTTGCCTTACTTCTAAATAATTTGCACCAGATGGCCATGCAATATATGAGTCTAAAGAAGAAGATACGACTTGCAGTGATGATGTTGTGTGGAATGCAATTTGATAAGATGAACTATCTGCATATAATCCATTTGATAAAAATAATTTTGAATTACCAATTTCACTATTACTTGCACTATTACTTGCGCTTAATATTCTATGATTCGTAGTAAGTGTACCAAATACCGTTAAAAGTGCAGAACCACTACCATCAAATGGATTAGGTCCTTTAAGTGCTCTATTTGCTCCAAAACCTACTAGATTATTCAACCCAGCATATACATCATTATGTAGAGATGCTGTTACTTCCGTATTATATTGATATCCAACGGGGAATGTAGTTGGGAAGTAGATACCAGATGGGTCAATTATCCATCCACCAAATTTACCAGCAGATGCTGATACAATACCAGATACATTTAATTCATTTCCATCCCAACGTAAGTGTCTTGTACCATCACCATTTTCAATTGATAATAATCCAGTTGTTCCAGCAGTTCCAGTAGGTCCACCATCTTCAGTTACACCAATATAAACTCCCTTTTGTCCATAACCTTGAATTGATTGTCCGATTGATATATATGGTTCACTATCTCCACCATAAATTGTAATTTGTGGATTAACATCATATGAAGTTGCTGGTGAACCTACATTAATTGTATTTTTAATAAATGATTCTTCGAAGATACCAATCTTAGCTGCTACAAAGAAATCTTCTTCTCCTAACTCTTCCCAATAATCAGTTTGAGTATTAGGTTGTTTGGCGCCAATTAAAGTATATCCAGAGGGTACAGTATCAATTGATTGAGTATATAATCCAGAAACAGTATTTGATAAATAAGTATGAGGACCCGATGGTAATTTAGTTGCGTAATACATCTCAGGTGTACCATCTCCATTCTTATCAAATAAAACTGCATCTCTCCTTTTCTGATTTAAATCAAAAAGATAATTAGTTGAACCACTCCACTCTCCTCTAAATACAACACCAGGACCAGTTGCTCCTTCAAATACTGTTGTTAATGATTGTGATAAGAAATAAGTTGCTCTACCATTTTCTATATCAACTTTATAAACAATTGTAGCTGCTTTATTATCTTGTGGATTTGCCCAAGTTTGAATTGGTGCCACCGTAGCAGGACTTCCTGTTGGTCGATTTGTTTGAGTTATAAATCCGGGTTTACTATATAATGATGCTGAGAATTCTCCCAATGTACCAATAACATTACCAATTAAATCTAATGTTTCCTCAGAGTAAGTACTAACATGCGTTAATTCAGTAGTTCCTTTAAATGCTCTAATTTGTGTACCAGTACCAGTTAACGTTGTACTTCCATCAGTTTCAACTAATACAGCAGTTGCTGGATTTGTTAATGAAACTTGATAGTTATCAGCTCCCGCTTTTATACCAGTAATAGTTACTTCAGATGTAGCAATTACCCCAGAGGTAGTATTACCATCTCTAATTTGAACTTGCCATGTTGCATTTTCGCCAGGAGATGTAGCATCACCGGAACCAATTTCAAATACATTATCAGTACTAATTGTACTATAAGCAAATCCATCTTTAAAATATTGGTAATAAGTTTGAGATGCGGTAACATTAAATGCAGTTGCCGTTAAAAATATTGAATCTAAGGGAGAAGTTACTACACCATCTCCATCAAAATTAACTACTAATGATGATGCAGCCAAACTAACCGAACGAGCATTTACTCCTTCTTTTTGTTTTGTAAAAGATTGTGTACGAGTTACATATTGTGAACCAGTTACAATACCATTTGTAATTGAAAATGGTCTTATTAAAATTGAATAATCAATACTAGCTGAATCATCCGTCATATTACTCATTGATACAAATAACATTGTATCATTTAACCCATTATCAGTTGTTTCCGTTTTTGATGCAGTTAATAAACCAACAGTAATATTATTTACCGAAATAGATGCGGTAAATGTTCCTGGTAATTCTTGTGAATTAAACTCTAAATATTCATCACCTTGCTTAACTTTTAAAGTTGTGTTTGTTGTTGTGTAATCATATACACCACCATTTTCATCAGCAGATAACGCGAGTATTGTTGGGGCTAATTCAATATTGATTGCAGCTGCCCCATCAACACTTTTTTGGAATTGTTGAAAGAAACTTTGTGTATAATAAGATGCGGTATAGAATGGATGAATTTCTAATTTATATTCAACACTAGCGGTTAAATCAGTCATATTGCTAAATCCACTTATACTCATAGATGCATCTCCCATTATTTCATCAAAGGTAGAATATTGAATTCCTTTTGTAATAATAGATGCAGTTGTAAATGTACCCGGTTTTTTACTACTTGTAAATATAAGTGGTAAGAATCCCTGCGTTATAGTAATATCCGTAGCTGCTGTTTCATAACTAAATACTCTACCTCTTTGGTCAGCATTTAAAGTTATTGGATTTGGATTAATTTTTACTACAATTGCATCATCACCCGGGTCTCCATCGGGTACAGATACGAATGTTTTATCAATACTAATAGATGCTGATGTATAATCTTCTAAATAAGTAAATTTAGTACTTAATTGTTTTGTTTGAACTGCTTCATAAAATGGAATACCATTTTGACCGGGAATACCACTATTAATTATATTATTATCAAAATCCGTTACCTCAACACTAATTCTTCTATCAAATGTACCGGTAACATAAAACATATAGTAATATGGTTCAATTGTTTCCGGGTCAACAGACATCGATGGGAATATATTCAATGTACCACTTATAGGTGCTTCGTTTGTTCCTCTCAAATAGAATGAACCAGTTACTCTACCAATATTTGGAGTAAACTCTCTTTCGGTTCTTGATTTAATACCAAATTGTTCGGTATCGATTGGTATAAATCCAGATGCTAAACCATCTTGTAAATCGGTTAGGATAATTGAAGTTAAAATATCATTTTGAGTTGGACCATCCATAAGGAAAACCGTCAACTCCCCATCAATAGAATCTCTATTAAATGTTGCGTTATAATTCAACTCACCACTACCAGTTGTACCAGCTTTTAATCCTCTAATAAATCCACTACTACTTGCTTCAGATAATAGATAATATGATGATGTTGGTTGTCCTAATGGTGTTAATGATGATGATAATACTCTTAACTTTGCATCGGAGAATCCAATTTGTGGTAATCCATTTTTTAATATAATTTCATTTGTACCATCAATACGAATAGCTTGTAGTTCTAAATCGTTATCAGAACTATTCTTTATAAATGTTCCTCTATAAGGTCTAATTTCAAAGTTTACACCACCCTTACCATCAGCAACTCTTGTAATTACAACTTCATCAGTTACTCCTTCTACTTCTCCAGTAAATCTGATATATTGTACAGTGATATCATTTCTAGAACCAGTAAAATTAGAAACGTTTAATGTTGGAGTAAGTGTGTTTATATTATTTAATAAACCCGGATATCTTCCACCAATATATTCAGATGGTAATATATAATCACCAAACTCATCATAGGCACCAGACGTATATGTGATTGAACCAGTTATTACACTTGTTTCAACATTAAATATAATTGTAGTTGGTGGTAATGGATTAGCAGGTGCAGATGCGGAATCAAACGCAAAATATAATTGATTTGGTGTAATTGTAAGACTCTTATTATAAAGATTCAAATTACCACCATCAAATGTTTTTGTTTTTTCTACTGCTACTGGAATGTAATTATTGTTAATATCGTAGAATTCAAAACGATAATCAAATGTTTCTTTTTGTAATGTTTTTGGTACAGTTTGTACAAATGTTATTTCATCAGGTGAAAATGAAGTTTCTTGCGATGCTTTAAAACTAATATCACTTATATACCAATCACTTCCCTTAACTTCAAAATATAATCTAGCATTATCAAAATCATTAGCTATAATATTTTCACTTAAGTTTACTTTTTGTAATACTGAAGTTGATGAATCAATTGTAGTAATTGTTTGAGATGTAGGTGTTCCATTTAATGAACCACTTAAAAATACTTTAATAAAATCACCAGTTGTATTTTGTGATTTTCTTGCATTTAAATTTAATGTATATTCAACACCTTGTTGGATACTTAAACTTTGAGTTGTATAAAAATACGTTCCCGCATTTGAATTTATTTTGGCCGAATTAAATAAGAAATCTCTATTAAATTCAACCGAAACTGCATTTGATGAGGTTAACCAATAATTATCTAACCTAATATCAGTTAAATTACCATAGTATTCTTCAGTAGCAGTTACAGTTTCAATATCTCTTAATAATTCATTAGATTCTAATTGTAAATCTTGAACAAATTCATAATCAGTAAGATTTGATTGAGAACGTCTAAATACTTTAACTCTTGCCGCATCACCAACGAATGTTTTCATATCGGTGATATTGATTTTTGCAAATGAACCAGTAAGTGCAGTTGCTAAATCAGAAACCCCCTCCAAATAATTGAATGTTACTGAGTAGTTTTGATTTGTAAATGATTTTACAATACCATTTTGAGAATATGGTGTAGTTACTATAATTTCAGTATCGCTTACAATATCATCAATTATACTACTATAATTTAAGCTATCTACCGTAATAGTTTGACCAACAACAGACCCTGTCCAATTATCACCACTAGCTACATTTAATCTGTATGATGTTGGTAATGTGAATCCCGTTAATTTTGCGTTTTCATTTGGTACTAAAGGAACACCATTAACAGTACCTGTCTTAGTTATTGCTAATGAATTATTATTAAAAATTGGTTTATTTATTTCAGTAATCTCAACTTGAGGTCTACGATAAAATCTAACTCTATCTTCATTGGCAAGGTTTTTATTAACTTGAAAAGTTCTTTCCCATTTAACATTATATGCACCCTTCCATTCAGCAGGAATATCTCTTGTTACACCATTGTCAACATATTGATTAAGTTCACCTAATACAGTAACTTTACCTAATCCAATTGGAGTATCTTCATAAATGTAAACTGCTATTAGTTTGGAAATTCCTTCATAATATTCAGGTATACCATTTCCAGGTTCGTAATAGATAGGGTCACCATTAACATCTAATATTTCAATTTTGATTTCAGTAGATGGTTGCAAGTATTGCGAACCTTCAATTAGGAATCCATTTTTACCACCTGTAAACGTATCATTAAATTCAGTAATTCTGAAATAATCCGAATTTGGGTTATTATCTATTACAAATGTACCAAATGATGATAAATTTTGTTCTGGTGAATATTTTTTAATTCTAGCCATTTAACTAAGATTTCTTTGTTGTTTCTCTTTATAAGTATTTGTATTTTTTAAATATACATACTTATTCTAAAGAAAACTAAAGAGTTCTAAAGAATGGTTAGTTTAATACGATAAATTATGAATAAGAAATATGCTATGTTACAAATTGATGCTGAGGTTCATCAATTGTTAAAAGATTTTTGTAAAGATAAGGGTTATAAAATGAATGGGTTGGTTGAGAGTCTAATTAAAGATAAAGTATCCCCATTTAAAACTCAACAACCAACCAATATTTTAAGAACTAGAACTTAACGCTAGAGAACCCATTCACTTTTTTAATTTCCATTAAGGAATCTACTACATCTCGCATTGAATCAATATGTGATATAATCATCACAAAGTCAAATTGAGTTTTAAGATAAGCGAACAACATATACAATGATGTTAAGTTCTCATTATCTAATGTTCCAAATCCTTCATCCACTACTAAGAAGTTTGGACGAGGCAGGTTACATACGTTGATTAGAGCGATTCTAATTGCCAATCCTGATATAAACTTCTCCATACCACTACACATCTCTAAACTCCATTTCTGGTCATCATAGACAATATTAGCGTTGATGTTTTTACCATCCATATCCAATTGAACTCCGAACTCTACAATTTGACCTAAGATATTATTAACCTCACCTTCAATCATAGGAAGTGCCTTTGATATCAATTCATATGATATACCATCCTTACTTAATGCATTTAAATAGTATTCATATAATCCAAATTGTTCTTCTAACTCCTCAACCTCTTTTATTCTCGCCTCAATAGTTTCCTTTTGATTTGTAAGGGATGATACATCACCATTTAAGTTAAGAAGTAATTTATTCTTTTGCTCTACTAATGTTTTAGAAGATGCTAAATCAGTTCTTACAATTTGAATTTCAGTTCTGATTTCTTTGTTCTTTTGGATTTGTTTTTCATTCTCCAAATAATCAGCTATAAGTTGTGTAACTTCCTTAACTTCATTCTCTAGCTTAACTTCTTGAGTTTCAATTGTTGATAACTTGTTAATAAGTGTTGATAACTCTCGTTCTACCTTAGTTTCATCTGATTTGGTATCACTTAACAACTTCCAACTTACTTCATAATTCAATAATGAATTTACAGATGATTCTAATTCTAACTTAGTTTCATTATACTGAGATTGCCTTTCCTTAAATTCTTTAATAGATTCAACGGCTTCCTTTTTAGCTTCTAAAATAGTTGCTGAGTTTTCCATACAAACATTACAATCTTCATTGTACTTATGGGAATCTAAATGTTCCTTTTTATCATATAAAGATTCTAACTTAATATCAATCTTTTCAATTTCGTTTGTAAGGGTTTGTAATTGCTCCCTTTGAGTTTTTAATCTACCAATACCACTTTCTATATCTGCTTCATCAAATCCCTCCAATGCCCCTAATAACCTATCTCTATCGGATTGTAATATAACGATATCAGCTTTAGTTTTAGATTGTTGTTTCAACAAGTCGATTAAATTATTTCCTAATGTCGATTTTTTATTTTCTAATTCAGTTAATGAATATGTATCCGATTTTAAAGGAACTATTTTTTCGTTGAGAGAAATTAATTTTTGATTGTAGGTATCCACACTTCCAGTTGCTTCATTAAGTTGAGCTTCTATCAAACTATACTCTTTGTTCTTACTAATAAGGTTAGTTTCTATATCAGCTAATCGTTGAGTGAAATCATCCTGCTTAAACTTTCTGATTAGAGAAGCGTTATCCCTATTTTCATCCGATGCTATGGTGTATAACTTATCAAATACATCAACTCCCATAAACTGAGCAAGAATCTCTTTACGTTCGGTTTGTGATTTATCAATAAATAGTGCGTTATTACCCTGAAGTGATAATGTAGTTAATACAAAATCCTCATAACTTCCCATATATTGTTGGATGATGGAATTGGTTTCCCTCCTTTGCTCTCCATTCAAAGAGGTAACCAACCCATCTTCAACTTTCCAAAAGTCAACATCAACTTTGATGTTTTTTCCTTTATTAATTATTTTTGCTTTCCTTTCAATAAAGTAATTAATCCCATCGATTTGGAAATTAAGTTTACAGTCAAATTCCGTTTTTCTATTATTAAGAATGTTCTTTGCTAAATACGTTCTACTTGTCTTGTCAAAAATACAAAATGAAATAGCATCAAATAGAGATGATTTACCACTAGCATTTGGTGCAAATACACCAACCATTCCCTTAGCGTTATCAAAACGAATTAAGTTGTTTGGTCCATATGAAAACATATTTGAAAACTCAAATGTCTTTGGTATCCATTGTATATTAGGAATACTTTCCTCATCAACTAATCGAGTATTTAATTCTCTATTAATTTGTTGAATCTTATCAATCGTATCAGCATCAGCGAAGTATTGTCTTTTTAGATAATCTCTAATCAATTCATTTTGGAATTCAACATCCCTAACATTACCAATAGAAAGTTTATCATCATAATTACCAGTCTTTTGTTTGGATAATGTATCCATTCTAGTTACTGTAAATTCTTCAACTTTGTATTTCTTTTTGATATCAGTTAATACTCTTTTAATTTTAGATGGGTCAGTATTGGAAATACGAACTCTCAAACGAGGTTTTGCCGGCATATCCGTAACCGCTGGTACAACCCCATTAATTACATCTAATGTATAAAACCCATAATCATTTTCAATATCAAATTCCTCAAATGTTCTTGATTCAACATCCCATAAAAGGTAACCATGCTTATCCAATGATTCTCCGTGGTTTTGTTGGATAAGTGAACCAGCATATGCAATGGTAGGAATACCCAACGTTTGTCTTTTATGGATATCACCTAACATAACCATATCAAATCCTTCAAACATATCAGTTGTAAATGAATTTGATGATACAGTATAACCAATATCAGTTTCTGCATTATTTACAGGCCCGTGAAATAAACAAATTTTATTCTCACCTTCTACCACTTCAGCCTTTGGCCAATTCTCTTTTTTGTCAAGTATCGAATACACAACAAAAGTAATATTGTTAAAGGGATAGATGCCAGTATCTCTAAGATAGTGAATTCTTTCATTATTTAAGTTTTCTACGATTGGTGTAAGTACATCCAATCTATAATTATTATTTAAGTTACAGTCGTGATTTCCGGTAATTAAAAATGTTTCTTTTAAATTAGCACATTCGGTTAGAAACCAACTAATCTCTCTAACCAATTCCGGACTCATTTCAGTTTTAGCATGGGCAATATCACCAGCCAAATAGATAATAGAATTTTCAATATTATCTTTTCTAACATTTTCTAAAAACTTATTGAATACATCTCTGTACTCATTATGTCTTTTTAAGTTACGGATATGTAAATCCGCTAAGTGATAGATTTTTTCTACTTTCATAAATTATTAAGTTTGGATAGGATTAAGGAATCCCATTCCGTTATATTTGCGTTTTTAACTAAATCATTAACCTCATCAAATCCCATATCACCAGCATCTTTACCAATTGGAATAATGTTTTTAACACTTATCCCATTTTTAGTAAAGTATTCAGAATGTTTAACTGAATCACTAACAGCATCCGAATCTAATATGATTGTGATTTCCTTAACGCCTCTTTCAAATATTTTCTTCTTTAATGTTTTTGGTAAAAACTTACCTAAGATTGGAATTACATTTCTCTTAACTGAGAATGAATCAAATACACCTTCCACCAATGTAATAGGTTCGTTCCAATTGATTTGATTATCAAATACAATTACATCTCTACTAACAGGTGGATTTTTATATTTCATTGTAGCATCTTCATAAAACGAACGAGCTACAAAATAATTTAATTCATCATTCTCATTATAAGATGGTACAATTACTCTACCACCATATAATCCATCTTCACAATACCCCATACCATATTTAAGAATCTCATCTTTAGAAATTCCTCTACGATGTAGATATCCCAACGCTTGGTTGTATGCGATGTTGATTGATTTTGGTTTGATGTGTAATGGTTTGAATTCTTTTGGAAGTTGTAGTTTAATTACTTCCTCATTCTCATCCGAACTAGTTGGTGTGTAATCACCATAAATGGATATTATTTTACCCAACTCATTTCTATCCACATTTAATTTGCGGAGTAATGATTGGATACTACGTCCTTTTGAATCACAAACCCAACAATGCCAATATTGGGTATCCAAATTGACTTGTAGTTTCTTTTTGTGGTGATGACAAAATGGACAATGATGGGTTTGTTCGTTGCCCTTCAAAGAAGTACCAACGCCTAAAACACCATCTAATACATTTATAACAATTAATTTATTTCTAGCGGAGAGCATATATTTAAATTATGGTTTATACAAATATACGAATAATATTTGATATATCCAAATTAAATACCAGAATTCTTTACTTCTCTTAAAAATTCAGCTAATAGTTCTAATTGCTTGATTACATTTGTATCACCATTACGTGCTTGCATTCCCCTAACAATATCTTGGATTGAAGTTGCTGCTACAATTAGAGCATCATCCTTTGAATTTAAGAATGCTTCCGAAATATTGAATTTTTGTGCTACTTGTGTTAAGTTCATAATATGTTCTATTTAATTTATAGTTTATACTCAAATATACGAAAAATTTCCCAGTATACCAAATATTTTTGATAAAATTTTCCACTATAAATTGATTTAAGTACAAATATAGTGAAAATTTTCCATTATACCAAGTCTTTTCGGTAAAATTTTCCACTAATATTGCCATTTAGGCAATTGTCATCTGAAAGGACATCGTATTTGAACATCCAATATACCTCATAATAAGATAGTGATTTTTTAGAATTGCAGAATTGGATGATTTCTCGTTTGAACTCATCTTGCTTTCCTTCTTTAACTTGTTCGTTTATCCACTCATTAGATGAGTAGTATTTTTCCCAATCGGATGTTTTACGAACCTTCTTTTTAAGAGGAGCTCTACCACCCATTCCGGCTGCCTTACGCTCCCCCTTAATTTTTGCAAGTTCTCTTACTCCGATTTTTACATTACGAACACTTTCAAGTGATTTCTTTCCAATGTAGTATTTGCCGCTTGGGGTGTGTGTTATCATATAGATAAACCCAACAGCTTCTTCAGAGATTACATCTTCGGTAATCTCTTTATTTTCACATAACCAATTTGACATAAACTATTTTTTAAATTTATCAGAATAAGGTTTACCTGGAGCAAATCCAGAGGCACCTTGTCCTAATTTTCTTCCGCCAGCAGCTTCAATTGCTTTTTCATCTTTTGATAAATCTCTTCCGCCATCAGCTTCAAGTGGAGTTTTGTCACCACCTTTAATATTTGCTTTAGATGCAGCGGGTGGAGTTTTTGCTAATAATTCTTCTAATGTTGCCATAATTTTTGTTTATTATAAATATTATTTAAGTATCGAAACGTACAATAAAATTAATAGGATAATCCGGTAATGATTTTATTGGTTTTGGTAATTTAGCTACTGCTACCATATTAAGTCCATCATCATATAATCCAATTGTTGTAATATATGGTGCTAAGTATGAACCAGTAGGGTCAACTGAACCACTATTGATATAATCATCAAAACTTCCAATAGATACCCCATCTAATTGAGAAACGTATGGATGTTGTGAATCACGAATTAATTTAAACCCAGGTTTATAATATGATGCAGTGGTAAACTGATTTGATGATAGTTTTTTATCTCTTCTATTTGTTACAATATCAATTTTTTCTGCACCTTGCTCATAAACAGCAGTTGGGTTTTGTGATACGTTAAATTCATTCTCATTAACTGATAGGAATATTTCATTCTCATAAATTGTCATTGTAGAACGATATGATATTTCAAAATTACTAAGAGTTGTTTCATCAACAACATCTTTAGTAACTACAACTAATCCCCTATCGTAAAATACATTTCCTTTTATATTACCAGAATTATCTACCAAATTAGAATTACCATCATCAGTTACACTAACCGCTCCATATTGTAATTCCATTGTTCCTATTTTTATACCCTCACCATAATACTCCTGTGGTATTGATATTACACCAATAGCATTACCCATAATTCTTTCATTAGTGGATGCATATGATTCACGATTACCAACTTCAGTTAATACCGATGCGGTTGCTGGATTTAAATAGAATTGTGCATATATTGAATCATACAAAGTTCGTTTGGATATACCATTGGAATTTGTATCGTCTGTTTCAGAATCATACAAATCACTTTGTAGTGTTCCATACAATGGGGTAATATCAGTCTCATCCAAAGTCCACTCTTTGTAAACTTTGAAAGGTCTAACGATTACATCCGATTTTGGAATTTCTTTTATCATTCGAAATATACTTTCATATAAATATCTAATAAACAAAAAACCCCCTTATTCAGGGGGTTTCTATAATTTAGGGTTTATTAATTTCTAATTTTAGAATGATAATTTAACTTTTATAAGTACCTCTTTATCAAATGATTTGTTTATAGGTTGAGATGTTTTAGCTACTGCGATTAATTCGTTTGAATCGTTTAATAATCCTACTGTTGTTATGAATGTTTGTGGGTCAGTTTCGAAAGTTGTTTCTACAAATGTTCCATCAGTATTTGTGTACGTTGGGTTATTTGAATAGTTGAACTCTCTATTTGTTGCTCTAACAAAGAAATGTTGTGTAGAAACGTTTTCAGTTCTACGAGCTTCAAAATCTGCACCATTAGCAATTGCTTGTACTAATCTTTTGTGATTTTGTTGTTCTGCTGCTACTGATATAGAACCACTAACATTAACAGACGTTGTTCCCCAAGGTTTAACAGTACCAATTGTTGTACCAATTGCGGTTGGGTTTAATATAATAATACCTCTATCAGGATAGAACAATCCAAATCCTTCGTTTGTAGAAGATGTTGTTGTATTGATTGTAGCTTCGTTTTCAGTACCTAAGTTAAGTGAACCACTTACTACTTTAAATACTCTACCAGCTTTACCTAATGTATCACCAAATTTCTTACCACTATCATCAATGAAAGTGAAAACTCCATTTGAACCAGAAACGGTCATTGACCAGTTTCCTGCATCCATCTTTTCTCTATATCTTGCTCTATTTAATGTGATAGCGTAGATTGAATTTGAATCATTAGCTATACCACTTCCATTTTCAAATGAGAATTGTGTATCAGTTGGGTCTAATAGAATAGAACGATATTGTGCGTAAGTTGCTTTAGAAGCAAGTAATGCATTATCATCATTCTGAAGTGATACTGAACCACTACCATTCACATGTCCATAAGCTACACCGAATTGAACTTCAGCAGCAGTATCCGTTCTTGGGTCAGTACTATACACATCATAATAGTAATTACCACTTTGGGCTACTTGCGTTGATGAAGTATAAGCTGCGGTTAGGGAACCAGCATCTCCACTCCATATTCCAGTTGTTACGATTTCTACTTTTGCATTTACTTTATCGAATTCACCGAATCTTTTGTAAACTCCAGTAGATACTCCAGCACCTGCTTGTAGTTGTTGTCCAGCCGGTAGGGCTGAATTTAAAAGAGCTACGATATCATTACTATCGATTTGCCCTCCAGCTGCTAGTGCTGCGATTTGGGATGCGATTTGTGGGTTGTTTATAATTGCCATATCTTATTTTCCTTTTATGCTCTATATGTTACAGTTACAGGAATAGTTTGTGAACCTCCAGTTTCGTTACCATAAACAGTTATTGTTGTTGAAATATTTGTAGTTAACGATGGATTTGGTGTAAATGCAAATGATAAACCATTTACTACTTGTGCAGTAGTTGTGATTTCCTCACCTAAAAATACCGGTACAGTTCCTGCCCCAGCTGCCCCTTGCGATACTGATAATGTTCCAGCTCTTTGGTCAGCTAATACAACAGTGTATCCAGCGTTTGTATTTCCAGCAGGAGAAGTTGTTGGAGAAAGAGAAACGATTCCCTCATTCTGAAAAACTCCTATTGATGGAATACCCAATGATACAATTGGAATTTGTGTTGTACCCTTTGGTAGTGTAACTAATTTATAACGTAATACCTGCGTTTCATCAGGCGATGCTTCCAAAATTGGAATTGCTTTTATTGCCGAATCATAATATGCACTTCCTTTTGGATGAGCTGGTTCGTACAATGTATAATCAATCTCATCATCACCTAATGCAAATTTGGTTATGTTAAGAGATTGACCCGATGCCAATTTTTGTCTACCTTTTTTGGTAAGAATAGCATCTACTGTAATTGATGTGTTATTTAAATATCCCATAATTTTTTATTATCCCTTTTGATATACTATAAATATAACTTTTTTTAAATTTAATTAATTTTGATTAGTCAACCTCCAATATTGGTTCACCTGAACCTCTACCAGTATTAGCCACTCTAAGAATGTTAGGATTAGTAGTAAATATTTCAACCGGGTCTAATCCATCAGGCGTTGTAGTTGATGTTTGTTGTGAACCTTCGAAAAATGAATATTTTAATCCTTGTGTTAAATTATTTTTATAACGATAATGTGATGGGAAGTAACCATTTAATGGAGTTACCTCTATTACATTATTACCAATCGATGGTGGAGTTGCCCCAACCGGTACAATTGATACATTATACCTATAATTAGTTACTTCTTGAATTTCGTACTTAATTTGTTCATTATTTGTTGTTGCCGGCCAACCTTCAGTTTGAACACTTACTTTTTCTATATAAGATTCCTTAACTTTATATATTTGCTTTCTTGATGAAGTCATATTACCAAATATATCTAATGTTGTCAACGAACCAGTTCCATTTAATGCATATAATCCAAATCCTGCCAAATCCAATGATTTATCATCCATTCCAATTTGTGTAGATGAGAATGAATCAACAGTAGATTCTAATTTGGAACCATTTGGAATTTCAATTTCTACTTCATAAGTTGGATATGAACCTTCTAATACCGTAACATCTTCTAATTCAATTAATGAATCATATGTAGGATAATCAACTAATAATCTTGTAATTTCATCTGAATTAATGGTTGCTTCATAGTTATCCATTTGAAATGAAAACTCAACATTATCAGTTGTATTAATAGATGTATCATGTACATTATAAGTAGATTCAACTTCTATATTATCACGTGTATCAATTGATGATTCATAATCACCCCTTTCAGCTGCTGGTTGTTTCCATTTAGTTTTACTTCTTTCTAAATAATGTGGTTCAATTAATAAACCTTTAGAAACACTAGCTCTAGCCGGAACTAAATCTTGTAATACATCAAATAATGATTTGTCGATTTGTCTAACTAACTGAATGTATTCATAAATATCTCTATCTAATCTTTCAAAATAGTATTCTCTTAAAATTCTAAGTTCGTTGTAATCATCCTTATATTCATCAGCAGGTGCACCAATATAATTGTCAATGTTGAATGAACCAAATGATTTTAAGATATCCATATTCAATTCCTTAACAGGCGAAAAGAATAATCCTAATCTATTTGAATCAACTGGTGCTCTATCAAATGCTTTTTTGGTTGCTCTAACTTTGTGAGATAAATCACCAACTAAAGTTTGTTGTTCAAATCTAATTTTATCAGATTGATTAAATCCTAATGACGGTACGTTTGCCGTTACAGTCCTATCATATGGAGTATATTGGTATGGATAAATGCTTGATGATGGGAATGATACAGTTGTACCATATGTTACACCATAAGCTTGAGAAACCGCAACATTCAATAAGTTGTTATCGGCTGTTCTATCTTTTGGGTATTCAAAATCAAATCTAACCCATAAATCTTCAGTAGATGCTGTATATGAATTTCCATTGGTTGCATCAGGTAGAAGTGTATGTGTTTCAATTACACCATCTTCCAATGGTTGTTTCCATAAACGGAACTCATCCATTGAACCACTTAATGCATATCCAATTTTAATCAAACTACCAGTATTCCAAGAAGTATTACCAGTTAATACTAATGGTGCCGATGTTACTTGCGTTCTAATTCTATCACCCAATGCATCCTTTGCAATAATTTGAAAAGATGAATTAGCTCCAACTAATGTTCTATTAATTACAATCTCAGTATATTCATCATTGAATATATTAAATTCAGATGTGGATGCGGATGCTACTAATCCAGTCGATGCTGATACATAAAAATCTAATGTACCAAATGTACCCTTTGTATTAGTAACTCCCAGTTTCCAATTTTGAATAGAACCACTTTCAGCTTTTACAATACCATAATTACCCGGCTGAGTTAGATTAACTCTTAACTCAACTGAATTTGGATATGTACCACTTACTTCTTTCCAATCCGTTTGAACATATTCATTTGTATTGGTAAAGTTAATAGCTGCCGTTCTATCATCAAATGTAAATTTGGTGCTACCACCCAATGTTGGGTCTTGTGGTCCACCAAACTCCATAATAGTTAATAGAGATTGTGGTACTCCATAACAAGCCATTACAGCTTTTAAAGAACGAGCCGTACCTTTATGTTTTAATAAATAAGGTAAGTTGTTTAATATTCTTCTCCAAACTTCTTCGTTTGCAGATTTTAAACTTGTACCATATTTTTCAGTTCCATCTTTGTTTTGTCCAAATGCATACTCCCATAGGAATTGAGAATCGTATGCACGTTTCCCCTCCCATCCCATTGATTCCAACATTTGGAATACCAATTCATCTGAGAATCCATTTGAAGTGGCTTGGTTAAGATTTTTTAATTGTTTTAATGAATTTATGTATGCCCAAATGATATCAAAGTGCTGTCCAATCATATCTAAGAATAACATATATTCTTCATTGTCATAATCCTCTTTGATAAATCTAGGAAGATTATTATTTAGATAGTTTGGATTATACTTATCATAATCATCAGCCACACTTATAATAGTATCATACCAATCAATTGCCGTATTACTTGTAGTTGCTACAATTGTATTAGAAACTTTTGGATATGCTAAAGAATTTGTTGATGTATATAAGAATGTTTCAAATCCATCAAATGAACCAATTAAATTATTAATATTATCTAATTGTTTATTTGCTTCAATTTGAGATAGAATATTGTAAGAAGGAGTTTCGTACTCTAAAAATAAATCATTTTCGGTTAATAAATAATAATCATTCTCCGTTGTTAAATAAGTTAATACAACATTTTGAGAAGAAACTGAGTTATAGGTTGTTTGGTATGTTTCTAATAATTGAATCTTATACCAAAAGTTTTTAACTCTTTCAGCAGATGAACCAAAATGTACATAGTTATCAAAGGTATATGTTGAACCAGATACATATTCAATATTTAATTGAGATGTATCAATATCATTATTTGTTATATACTTTTGTATTAATGATGTTGATGTAGTTGAACCACTTGCAATCAAATCAGCAAAGATTTGCATTCCAGTTCCATTATCAGTTTCTAATGTAAAATTAGGTCCTTTTAATGGTTGACATAAACTATCTAATTTACCAACCAATGTAACCATTTCAATCATTGGTTCCGTTTGTGCCTTTGTTATCCAAACTTTTTGGTTTGGTTGCACAGACGTTGGTAATGGTTCGTATAATTTAAGGATTAATGAATCCTCAGTTGGAGATAATACTGCTTTATCAATATTACTCTCATCTAATCCAGTCCAAGTTGTAATTACTTTGTTATCACCATTACCTAAATGTAATAAGTGAGTTAAGAATTTAGATTCATCAAATATTTTTCTATCGAACTGAGCAACAAATCCTTCAACAATTCTATTGATTGCTAAATCTCTTGGTATCTCTAAGTCACCCTTATCAAATAGGATAGGAATAAATTCAATAGGCCCCGTTACAACTTCTTTACCTGCAGTATTATATGGTATTAATTTAAGAGGAATTGTTACTTTATCAGTAGTAGATTGGTTTATATTAACCATATCTCCATTTCTTCTAAAATCAGATTGAGCTATGCCATCTTCCAAATTAACTGAAATTTCTTTTTTAGTTAATTTAGTACTAATTGGAGTAGCCGTTTCAAAAACACTAGCTGGGTATTTCTCAACTAATTGTTTTACATTAAATGTTTGCGTACCCTTTGGTGAAACTTGAATATAATCAGTTGAATTACCAACATATATTCTAACATATGTAGTATCAACAGAATTCCAACTAATATCAAAGTTTACATCATACCCAATAAAATCAGCACCTCTAACTACTTTAGGATAACTAATTTCTCTAATATCAGGCACATTTACAAATACATCATCAACTACATTAATGAAAATATCTAAACCAAATTCAGATACATTTATTGATTCTTGAGTAGGTTGATTTGTAACAATACTTTGAGCTACAGTTATTGGAGCTGGTTTGATTTGTTCCCTTATAGGATTATTTGTAAGTAATCCAATTTCATTTTTAGGTGTTGTTGGAAATGTAATTGGTGTTATTGGAATTGTTATAGGTGGTTGTGATACAATTGTCGCACCTCCACCGCCGCCTCCTCCTCCATAATTTGGAAAATTAAAGCCACCGCCTCCACCACCATCATTGATGAATGAAAATCCACCCTCTGTGTTGGAACCTAAATCCGTTTGTAGTGCTCTTATCATATCTTATAAATATCCAATTTATAATTCTTATTTGTCTTATTTACCACTTATCTAAAGTTTTGTTCCCTATTTCTACTAGGTCCTCCACCTCCACCATAAGGTGAACCACCTCCACCTGATGATGGTTTTGGTGTTACTGTAACTGGTTTTGGTGTTCCTATTGATGGAGTTCCTCCACCAGCATAAGGATTAGATACTACCTTTGGTGGTGTTGATACTACTACCTCAGTAAGAACTTCACGAGATGGTCCTCCACCTCCACTATATGGATTTGTTGTTATTTTTATAGGTGCTTCAACCGGTCTTACTTCATTTTCATAATCACTTAATGAAAATGGAAAAATCTTAGCACCATATTTACCAATATTTTTAAATACAGAATGTGGTATTGTTATTCCAGCTACATCACCATCCTGTAAATCATCAAACTCCAATATATCTTGTCCAATAATAACAGTAACAGCTTTAACATCTGCGTTTTTTAAAAATCCAATAGGTACACCTAACTTAGAATTTATGTTATATATTATTGATTGCTTTTTTAATAATGTTATTTGTGGGTTTAATGCAGGTCTAGGTGCTTTAACCAACTCAGTTGTAATTGTTATTGATGCGTTATTATTTAATGTTATATTATAACTTAAACTTTCATTTGGCGCTGCTGATATTGGTGGTCTTGTATTTGATTGTATTTGTGTTATTCTGTATAGTGAAGTATTTGCGGATTCTACTTTAAATGTAGTTCCACTAATATCAGAATATGGAGTTGAACCATTATCAGGAAAAAACTCAACACTTCCATTTTTTACAACCCTAACCGAATTACCAGCACCACTTACGTTTACAGTAAAATTATATAAAGCGGTATCATTTTCAACTGATTGTTGGGTTAAATTAAAATTTAAATTTGAAACAACAGATGAAACAGCGGCTGTTGTATTTGTTGATTGTTCCACATCATTTATATAATGCTTTACTTTCATTTGAGTTGATGTAATTCCCAATGTACCCAATGATGATAAATCAGGTAAATTAAATATATTAAGGAATGGTCTATTAATAATAGTTGCACCATTTGGATTTTCTAATGAAATTACATATTTATCACTACTGGTGTATCCTTGTTTTTCTATTGTTATTACCTTATCACCATTTTTTAATTCTTCTTTACTAAAAGTTAAATTTTCTGATGTTGTTTTTGATGAATTTATACCATTAATATAAATACTTGCACCAGCTATGTTTGATGTTATTTGAAATGTTCTATTAGATGGTGTTGCTATAATTGTTGGCGTAGGTACAGCTATTGGTGTTGGTGTAATAAAAGTACTACCACCACCGCCGCCACCGCCGCCACCACCAAAAGATAAGTTTGAACCGAAATTACCAAATTGGTTTTCGCCAAACCCATTACCAAAGGAGTTTAAATTAAAATCATCATATTGTAATGCTTGTATCATATCTTATAAATATCAAATTTAAGAATCTCTACTAATTCCACCACCACCTCCATATCCACCACCGCTAGTTTCGGTTGGTGTTGGTGTTATTTGGCTTGGGGTTGGTATTGTTACTGGGTCAGGAGACACTACCGTTGATTTAACTGGGTTAGGTGTTGAAAATACAGGTATAGGAATTCCAACAGGTATAGCATCTTGAATACTAACATCTCGTGTTGGATTACTAACTTCAGTTTTTTGTTTGGTTACCATTACCACAGCAGGTTTAGCTCCAATCATAACATCCGATTCTCTTCTTTGTAATACAACACCAACATCATCTTTACTTTCATCAAAGCCAGCATCGATTTCAGTTTTTGTTTGTATCGTTCTCATTGGTAAATAAACTTGTACAATTTCTATTAAGATTATTTGTGCTATTTTAAACACATCTTCTCTGGATAATTGTAGTGGTAAACTTATCGATTTTTTATTTCCATAATTTGCCGATTTAATTGATGACTCTCTACCAGCAAATTCATATTTAACTGCTTCAACAAATTTAGTATGTATTTTAGTAGCTAATGTATCCAATCCAGCTATACCAAATTCAGCAACTAATTTATTATACCATTGTTGACTATAAGTTCTTTTAATAAAATCATCAACTATTGATGGATTTATTGATTCCAAAAAAGTTGGAACATATGGAATAACATCATCTTTAAAATCTCCACCATTAATTAATATATTAAATCTCTGAAGTAAATCAGTTTTTTTAGATACATCATTTATTAATGGTAATAGTTTAACTTCAGTTCTGGATGGTGATATTTGCTTAATCCACATTTTTTCATTTGGTGATTCAAACCCAACTCGTTTATTTAATAAAGTTATTTGAGTTTTAAATATACCATTATCATAACCACTTTCTTTTAACAATCTTTCTATATCAATAAAGTATTCTTTTGGGAATTGCAATGCTTGAAATAATGTGTTATCTGCAATTAAAAAGTAATCACTAATATTTTGTGAGTTTAATGGGACATACCTAACTAATTCACCAAATTCACCCTGTGGTAATTGTGTATCGTTAACATCATAGATGATAAATTCAATCATATCCGAATCAGAAAAACCAAAGAATGATTGAAGAGTTCCCTGTTCAAAAATTGCTCGGTCTTTAGCACTAATTCTAAATGCTTGATTATCAATTATTTGTTTAAATGTTTGTATTGCCATTTTTATATTTTATATTATGTAGCCCTTCTACGTCTTGCTTGCCAATAATGTGTGTTTAATGTAAGTGTACCTTTTGAATTAGCATCTTTTAAAACTACTTTACCATCAAATGTACCTTCATTATCATATTTACCACCTCTTCTAGAAACTACTATGGCTACTTTACCAGGTGTACTACCACCATCAGTTGATTTTGGTATTGTTATTTTACCACCAACAACATTACTAAAATCAAATGCATTATTTCCTTGTTCTGATACTGTTAATACCGCATCAATATCACCCACATTATACAAATCAAATCCATTTCCAATAAGAAATCCCCTAGCATCTTTTTTTCTATCATCATACCAAATCTGGAAACCTTCATTAAACTTATCTGCAATTTGTACTTGTATAACTTTATATCCGATTTTTTCCGATATTGCGTATTGGTTTGGTAATCCATTTATAAAATCTAATAAACTAGCTTTCTTAGCAGCATCAGTTGCTAACTCTTGTTGCTCTTTAAGTTTTCTTTCAAGTTTAAATGCTTCCTGCAATGCCTCAACCCTAGCTTCTAAGGATACCCTTTGTATTGCTTCATTTAATGAATTAACAATTGCGTTTTGTAAATCAATTGTAGTTGTTGCTATTTGTGAGTTAGCAACTGTAGATTGATTTTCAGCAATACTAGCTTTAAGCTTTTCACCATCAACTTCAACTCTCAAACTTTGTGTTACAATTTCAAGACCACTAACCTTAGAACGTAAATCTGATACTGTCCTAGTTAAATCCTTTACCTGAAGTGTTAAATCAAATACACTTTGAGTTGCTTCATTATATATAGGTCTAGCTACACCATCAAATGGTTGAACACGTCTTTGTGGTATTAATTCAAATATAGTTGTATCAACTGCTTTAGTTAACTCATCTATATTATAGTTAGGTTTAACCAATTTACCAGAAATAATACCATCTGCCAAATCTGATTCTTGAAACAAACGGACACCAGCTGCGTTCTTCTCATTTAATGCTTGAGAACCACTAACTATTATTCTACCAACTTGTTGTTCGTTTTTTAAACCGGAATCTTTCATAATTATGCTATAACACTAAATGTATAATCTTCATCAAAAAATTGAGGTGTTCCATCAACCACAACTTTAATTTCTATTTTATATACTCTGTCAACTTCCCAATTAGATAAATTTAATTTAAAGAAGTTTCCATCCGTATCACAACTTACTTTAGTAAATTCACCAAATGGTACAATTACATCACCACTGTGGTAATCTGATATTTGGTAATACGTTTGTTCATTTAAGAACTTTGATGTTGAGTATTGAGCGGTTGAACTAAATGTTTTAATTGGATATAATTCTCTACCAACTACTCTTATTTTAGGAGTTGTATTTACTTTATATTCCTTTTTAAAATTTCTTAATCCAACTTTTATTTCTTCTGCTACCAATTCAGTCATTGAACCAGTTACAAAAGTTGTATCATCCCAACCAATTCTAATTTTTGGTTGATGTATTGTTTTTGTTTCTTTACTAAAGAATTTTAAAATACCATAATCAGATGTATTATATTCATTTGCAAATGGTAGTTTTAAAATAAGACCATCATTTGGAATTGAACCACTAATCCAATCTTGCATAATATCGTTGATATCCATATTGACATCAGTTGTACGATATTCAAAATCTTGCGTAGCAAATACATTTGAATAAAATGTACCACCTAAACCAGCATAAGAACCAGTAGATACTTCAGAAAATTCTGCGGTTTGTAACCAACGTAATACTGAATCTCCCTCTCTATTGTTCCAAGTTACCCCAGCGGTTGTGATATCATCAAATCGAGTACCCTTGCCCATTTCCCAACTTTGTGAGATTGGATATGCCTCCAATGTAAATTCCAATGGTAGTTCCTCAGAATCAGTTTCTCTCAAAACTAACTCAGCAGAACTCATTGTTACATCACCACTAGCTATACTAGCTGAGAGTGGCTCTATATCGAATTTAAGGAGTGCTCTTGATATATCTTTTATGTTACCATAAAATACCTTACTCACTTCCAATACTTCATCTAAACCAGTGTTTTGGTCTGGTTGTTGTAAGTACACCGATGCATCTTTTGATGCTGTTAAAAAGTATATCATTATTTAGCTCTTCCTTTTATATCCACGTCCGGAAACTTAACTTCAAAAACCGATGGGTCCAATGATGGATAAATTACTTTATCTTTAGTTGCCGCCATTATATTATATGAATTAGCAGAATATTGTCCACCACATTTATTTACAATTTCCATTTTTGGTACTGAACTTACCCCATCCACATTAGCTACTATTAATTCCAATTCACTTAAGTTGATAGTATTATTAAATGTCCAATTATCAATATTAAAATAATCTTTTAATTCTTGAATACAATTAGATAGTACTTCACTATTGTTGTAATTTCTAAGTGTAATAATTTCAAAATTAATTCCAATGTTTATAATATATCCATTTGATATATTTACACCATCGGTAAGAATTTTATATTCTGTTAAATATGTTTTTAAGTTTTCCTTAACTGCTCTATTCAGTTCCGAAAGTTTACCATCTGCATCATATCCTAATAAATAAAGATTGATTGCGAATGGGTTATTTTTTTCATTATCATTTGAAGTTTTACCAACTAAGAAATCTCTAATTTCAGTTTGTACACTTCTCCTATCAGGTTCTTCATTATCCGGCTTATTAACAAAACTCATTACCAAATCAGTAAACTCATTTAGAGCCGATGGTGATGATAATATTGCTGATGGGGAGTTGTTATCCAATGTACCATCTGCCGTAGCGTATGCCTTTGCAATACCCCCAAATTTGGATGGCATTGCCAATACTCTAATTTGATAATCTTTAGCAGTTACTGCTCTATTTTGTGAACCAAAGTTTGCTAATGCATTTTGTCTAATCTCTTCAATTGCTTCACCATCTCTACCACCAGTTGCAGGTACTTCATTATCAACGGCAATTGATGCTTTTGTTGTATTATAAATTGCACGTTCCGTATCAGTAAATAATTGTGTATCTTCTTCAAATTGAATACCAGTAATTCTAGTAAGTGTACCTTTACCAACATTTGATGAAACACCACCACCAACTAAATACTTAAGAGTTATAGTTGTATTTGATGGTGAAGTACCATAAGTTTTAGTATGTAAGAAATTGGTTGGGTCAAATGATGCTTCCAATCTATTGATTGAATTTGGTAAACCTAATCCAACATTTTTTAAATTTGGAATTAAAGTTTCATCATTTGCAGTTGGGTCACCAGCACCAAATTGAACAGTAGTTGTACTATCTGAATTTACTTTCTTTACAAAACGTTTTGGTGTTTTTATTGTTTTAAGAATGTAAGGTACTGTTGTTTTAAATTGATATAAGTCCGGGTCATTATTTTCAGTATTTGGGTAATCCACAAATACCATTTCTTGTCCTAAATATGGAACCTCATAATATTTGTTTCCGTTTAAATCTCTTACATCATAAATATCAATTACATTAGTATCAGCAATATCAATTTTTTGAAATGCTTCATATGAACCAAAATCAAAATCTTGCGTTTTTATTTCAGCTGAAATTGCGTTTACATATTTCTTAACTAAATAAAATGATGGTTCACCAGAAATGGCATCCCTTTCATATAAAGTTAGTTCTCTATCAGTTGAATCGGTAAAATCTATAACATTTTGAGTAATGAATTTAATACCACTTGCTGATTCAACCTGCATACCCTCTTTAATCCTAAGTAAAAACTTAGTATCAATTGTATTATTAACACCAGTACCAATAGCTGGTACTAATTGGTAAACCGATAATGTTGTAATTGCAGGTGATGTTACTTTTGGAGTGTATCCTAAATATTGTGATAATGCAATAACATTTTCAATATCTTCCGCATGAACCATTAATGATTCCTTTAACGTATCATCAATGTAATATGAAAGTGAATCACCTATATACGATGCCATTTCAATGAACATCATACCAGGAGATGATTCATTAAAATCAGAATATGTTTTAGGGAAATAAGTTTTACTAAACTCTATTAAATTATTTCTAAAGTCCGTAAAATCTTTATTAAGGTATTTTATATCCTTACCCTTATTCTTAAAATTCTTATTTGTTTTAGTTATTGCCATATTATATTATCCTTGTACATTAAATGTTACTTCATTTAAATCTACACTACCATTAACTTGAAACTTTAGTGAAATATTTATTTGATTCCTATCTTTTAATGCATCTGTTTGTTCAACTACTATATCAGCTATTGTAACATAAGGTAGCCATTGTTCAAATGCCTCATTTATAGCATCCTCAATTTTGCCCTCAATATCATCATTATTAAAATCAAATAGTATTTCATGTAATCCACTACCAAATTCAGGTTGTAAAATTCTTTCACCTCTTTGTGTTAATAATAAATTTTTTATGTTTGACTTTATTTGGTCGGTTGTATTATATGTTTGAGTGAATCCATTTCCTCCAATTTGAAGAGGCAAAGATATACCTATCGCATAATCATTGTACGTTTGGGTATCTTTTACTATCTTTGAACCTAATTCAATTGCCATATCTTATAATTACATTCCAGGTCTCCAACCACCTTTTGATTTATCAAATGCTTTAACTAATGCTGAGTTATCTCTATTAAGAATTCTATCCAATCCAGCTAATCCAGTTGTTATACCCAATCCAGCTTTAGATGGACCTGAGCTCATATCACCATATCCCATTTTTTCTGCTATATTTTGTGCACCCATTGTATGAACATCTGATGTATTAAAATTTAATGTTTTATATTCATCTCCCATTGGAGCCCCAGCGTATGGTGATTCCGTATGTTGTGTTCCATTAAATGGCTGTGTTTGGTTTAACACTTCATTCAATAAAGGATTTTTACTTAACATTCTAGTTGGTTGTGGAGTATGTTGAA